CCTTTTCCAGAGCATGGTAGTACTTGTCCGCTCGCTCGCTACCCAACTTCTCCACGCCCGGAGCGTGCCAGACGTAGGCCGTGGCCCACTGGGCTGCTCTGAGTCCCTCTGTGGATATCCGGCGGAGAGCGTCCAGTTTTTCCCTCCATGTGTAGTCGCTCATAGGCCCGCCCATGTCGTTCTGGAACGCATAGGACTCCGCGAGGCCCGCCAGATAAAGTTCGTAATTGTTCGCTTTCTTCATGTCTCCTCCCACTTGATCCTATCTAGCCTTTTTCTTCGCATATTTCTCGTTGGCCGAGACCCTCCTGCACTCCTTGCACTTGTTGGCATAACCGTCCGCCCGACTCTTATCTGCTCCGTATTCTGAGAAGGAAAGGATCTGTTTGCAACCTAGGCATTCCTTCTTTCCCTCTCTTTCATAAGGATTGATCTTCTTCAAATGGGGCTTGGGCCTGCTACCAGCTATATGTCCTCCCTCACGTTCGCATATGTATCGGCCATTACGCTTTATATTCTTGTCATGAGTCAAACGAAGTGACTCGTGGTTCTCTTTGCAATACTCACAATAGAACGAGACCTTGTCGGTGGCGATCTTCTCAGCATAGTATTTTTTTGACTTGGTAAGGTTTCTATCTTTCCTCTCCTGTACGAAGTCCACCTTGGTTATCTTGGAGATAAACTCGTCGGCCCACTTTGTGGCGTAGTGTTCGGAATCAAACCCGAGTTTGCTCTCCGTCCACACCTCAAACTTCCATCCGTTATTGCGAGCATACTCTCTATTGTCATCTATCTGGCTCTTAAACTGCTCAAGGCGTCTCTCTGGTTTGATCTCTAATATCGTCTTGGTTCCATCTTTCCAAGAGACTATAAAATCTGTGATTCTTTCTCTTCCTTCCACGGAGAACGTATGTTGATTTACATATGAGTCAACATCGTCCATCTCGTCTAATATCGTGGAGGCTCTCAATTCATAGCTTGATTGGTAATATATCACTTTTGGTATAGCTTTTTTAGTTTCGTAATATCCTTGCCTTCTATTTTTCAGAGGGATTTCTTTGTGAAGTCGCAACCTAAATATCCATCTCTTTTTTCCAGCGTCGTAAGCCTGCGCCAAACCCTTCTTTTCTGCCCACTCTTTCTCCGTAGTGCCAGCCGGACATCCCGTATTTTTTTTACGTTGACTTTGTTTGCTGAAGGCTACTCCCAAGTCATCTTTTTTAATGTAGAGGTAGTCCGGCGGCAACACACAATCCAGTGTGAATCCTAATCGTTCGTAAACAGTCCCAATACTCAGTCTTTCGTCGCTGAAGCTTAGTATGGAATAGAATCCATTGTCCAAAGCCCATTCTTTTGCTTTAGAGAATAATTTGCTTGCGCCCCCCACTACCCTCCATCCTGTCTTAAAACACAGTCTATCAAGCACTATAAGCCTATTGTCTCGGTTATCTCTATTGTGTCTGCCCAAAGACAAAACGCCTAAGAGCTCATCTTTGTAGAATATCCCAAAAGACACAACAGACAGTTTGTTAGATCCTTGTATATGATACAATTCACAAAAATCTCTTTGTTGTTTTGATCTAATCTTTCTTATTTCACATTTTCTAGCAAAAACTTTATTGTTTTGTTGTGAATAAGAATTGGCATGCGACATAATCTGATTTGAACGTTCATTCCACTCATGTCTGAAAAAGATGAACGTATTGGGATCAGATTCTCGCTCCTGCATCAGCGTCTTGCGCATCCAACCCAGTTCATGAATCTCATCCAGTACTATTATTCTACTCATGTTTTGCCTCCAAAGGGGTTTTACCATGCATGTAGAAATATAGCAATAGAAAACAAAAAACCCCCCGGTCTTGCGACCGGAGGGTTCATGTTCGTTCTGACCGCAAAAAAGCGGTGTAAAACTAAATGATAAAATTAGCAATTGAGAGGCGGGCGTAGAACTTAGCGCCTTCGCGGAGCAATTTCTTACCATAGCGGGTAAGGATTCCCTTGCGTGGGCAGAAGCTCTCTGGATCAAGGACAACTGGTGTCTGGGTGAGTGGTACGTATGGGCAGTAGAAATAACCACTGTCCATATAGCTGTCACCCTTGTATCCCATGAGGATTTGACCTGTTGGGAACAATGGATCCTTATAGAGTCTCCATCTGTTGTTCACGGTGCCGACATACTGGATGCCGAGTGAACTTGTGAAGCCTTCTGAAGGAGCTGGAGCGAAACCGGCTGTGGCTGTCTCAAAGATTGAGGCAACTTCGGGGCTGGTTACGAGCCAGTTGCAGCCGCCACGCAATGTCTTACGATGTACGACGTTGCTGACTTCTACGACCTTGACATAGAGGGATTCATACTTTTCCTTGATGGTGTCACCAAGGGCGGTGTTGAAGTCCCAGCTTGCGACTGTTCCGGCGTTATTACGGAGGTCGCTGAGAACTTCGCGGTCAATCTCAAGATTGATTTCTTGAGCCAAGACGGCGGTGAGTTCAGCTTCGGCGTCAAGATTGTGCTGGCTGCGGAGGTCTTGCTGAGCTTCGTAGCTCCAGACGGCCTTTAGCTTGCGGGTCTTGGCGGCGATCTCTTCCGATTCAACAACGAGGTTGATTTCGGGGAGGTCTTGGTTGCATTCCATGTTGTACTCGTATGAAGCAACAACGTGGTTGGCACCTGGATCGCTGTTCCACGTGAGAGCCATCTCGCCCGTGGTAAGGTTAAGCGTAGCGCCTGTTACCTTGTGGGCGGGTGATCCGATATCGTGGAATGTGAACGAACCGTTTTCGCTGACAACGAATGTCTGAACAGCGGTTGAGCCAGCGTAAACTGTGCCCGTTACTGTTCCGGCGAGAACTGGTGTGTGCTCAAGAGATACGCTTGTGCTGGTGCCACCGGCGTCTGTTGCGCTCGTCTCGTTCTCAACGAACTGGTGCGAGTAATAGACGCTCAAGTTGGCATCGCCACTGGCGAGCTGCTGGAGCGAGTTGGCGTCGTCGGTTGGGAAGCCGCTCTTGGTGGCTCCACGAACTGCGCCCTTGTTGCTACCATATCTAAAACGGAGGTAGTACACGAGGCCAGTGGGGCCGAGTAGTGGCTGAACCGAGACCACCTTGTTGGCGATCAATTGGGGATAGATTCTGCGTACGAGCGGAATTGATATCCTCTTAAACTGGGCTACGTCGCCCGAGTCTGTGCTTGATTCATTGATGAGGCGCTGATTCTCCAGGAGAACGGCAGTGCAAGAACGTGTGTACTTGTCATTGATGTTCTCTAGCAGTCCTGTTTGCGCCCAACGAGATTCAAGCTCCCTTGCTTCATTCAAAAACTTTGCATTCGCTTGCATATTAAATTCTCCTTGGTCTTAGCTAAAGATACTGTTTATTAGTCGTTGTTTTTTGTCCCAGCCAAAACTTGCATTTGACGAAGCAAGTCTGGATCTAGGCTTTCAACGAGTGTCGTGTCAACATCTGTCTTCTTTTCGGCGACCTTGTTGTTTTTCCATTCAGCAACAAGCTCAGGATCGTTGACAGCACGTCCTCTCCCCTGTACATTCTTCGCCTTTTCAACTCTTTCTTTCTTCTCTACTCTGACTGATTCTGTGATGACCTTTTGAGTCTCGCGAATAGCTTCGTTGAGTTTTGTATTATCGGCACTGAGCCGAATGTTTCGTGCTTCAAGAATCTTTACTTGACTCTTGAGTGTTTCTACTGCCTTGTTGGTCTCTTCAAGCTTGGCATTGCTGCTGACGCTTGTTGCACCGTCGCCAATGAAATCAGCAACGCACTCTGCGACCTTCTCTAGGGCAATCTTCTGCTCTACCACGCGAGGATCTTTTTCAACCTCTACTCTGGCGGCTTCGTATATTTCTGTCCCCTTGTACTGTAGGAACTGGTCAACCTTATCAACCATGTATTCCTTCATTTCTTGGAGCTTTGTGTTGAATTGTTCATACATCTCAACCTCAAGGTTTTCGTTCTTTCCTCTTTCGGCCAAGAGCATTTGGTATGCTTCTTCGTATCCTTCTTCCATGCTGGACTCAAATTCTTTCTGTTGAGTCTCAAGTCTGCCACGGAGGTCTTGGATGATTGCATAGGCTTCCTTGTAGCCTTGTATGGCCGTTTCCTCAGCGTTCTTTAGTTCGCCTGAGAGTTCGGCATAGGCCTCTTCAAGTTTGGAGTTGTACTCCTGCTCGTAGGCTTGCTTGGCGCCTTCCAACTCGGTCTTCACAGCTTCTGTGACATCTGCCACGGCGTCTTCAGGCAGCAACTTCGTCAAAGCCTCAACAATTTTTTCCATTAGTTCAACCTCGCTTTTATTTCTTTGGCTTGTTTTTGCACAATTCCACCAATTGCGGCAAGAATTAGCTCTTTGCTTAGAGTATGTATGCCGCTTGATTCATTTTTAACACGATGAATCTCTTGATGTATTGCAATCGGACTTGTGCTCTCCTTGGAAACTACCTTTTCCTGGAAGGCTTGGCTTGTGCTTGGGTCGGCTACTGCGTCAAAGGTTATGAGTTTATAGCTCTCGCCAATTACGAGTATTCCGTCTTCGTTCACTTTGCCATTGCCCACTCCTCGGCTGCTGATTCCTACGCGAACCCCATCATTGATGAGGGCCTTAAGAATTTTTCCGTGGGGGGTGTTCAGTATCGCACCTTCGCCCATGAGGGTTTTTCCCTCCCACCAAAGCTTTGTGATTCTGTGGCTAGCGTTGGTGAAATGGACGATGCTATCTGTTGGGTGATCTAGTTCTCCAATGAGTCCGCCACTGGATATTGTCTCCATGAGGCTTTTTACATTGTCATCAAGAACGCCGAACGGGTATGTTCTCTTATTTTTGTTTACTGCGTCTGCTTCCTGAAACTTGCCGCGAAATTTAACCACGCTACCACCAGTTCCGGCGGCTTCGTGTAGATCCATCTCGTTGAGAACGGCACAGCATCCTCCTCCAAGTATGAGTCTATTTTCGTACACAGTTCCAGGAGTACGCTCGTGTTCTAGTAGTAGTTCCACAGTTTACCTCCTGTTTACTTTGCTTCTTTTGGCGTTACGCTT